GTTCGTTACAGGTTACCCTGTTCTGAACTACCGCATCTGAAGGTGTCTGATTTGTCCAAGTACCTTTCTTTCCTTTTGGAACAGGGCAAGGCTCGGGCCTCTGTTCCGTTTCCTCGTGCTCAGGGCCGTCGAGGAATAAACGGTCTCTGTAACCTGCAGAGACTATGCCGTAGGGATCGTTGGGAGTTTGCACATACTCTCAACAGCTTCAAGCGCAACCTGCCCGCAGGTTGTCCCTGGCATAAGCCCTCCTCCGCTGAGCGTTTCCTAAACGCTCAGTGTACTCTCTCCCCCCCCAAATCTTCTCCTGCGTACATCTCGTTTTGTAGACGGGAAGTACAGAGGCTCTTTCACACCGGTTGGGACAGTAAAATGTCATACGGAAGCTTTGTCGAGGCTTTCGTCCCTAGGTGTTCATCCCGTGAGGACGGGATGAAGGCGGACTGCGCATGGGCGCGCCGCCGGAAAGAGTTCTACGCCGGCTGCCTCGCTGGGAAGTGTGACACTTCTCCCTTAACAGCGAGGTACAAAGAGGTCCTTTCGGCGGGCAAGGTCCGACCGCTGTCCATTTTCTGTGACAGGGTCGATCTCCTTGGCCCTCTTCACAAGTGCTTGTACGCCCACTTGTCGAAGTTTGATTGGCTGCTGAAAGGACCACCGACGGTGGAGAAGATTACATCTGTCTGTGCCGGGCATTCACGATTCACCTCGGTGGATCTGGTGTCTGCGACCGACGGTCTGCCACTTGATGTGGCGGAGGTCATTCTCTCTGCACTCTTAGCGAAGTGCAGCGTGGTCCCTGGAGGGATTCGTCTTTTGGCGATGAACTCTTTGCGACCGTGGCTTACCTTCCCTCTTCTGAGGTTGGGCGCAGAAGTGACGCACGGACAGATGATGGGGTCTTATCTCTCCTTCCCCCTGCTCTGCATCCAAAGCTACCTGGCCGCTCGATGGGCGACCAGGGGGCACGATGCAGACTTCCTCATTAATGGTGACGATGCGCTGATCGCCACCGATTTTGACGTTGATGGTTCGAACTATCCAGCTGGGTTCGTGCTGAACGAGCTCAAAACCATCAGGTCGCAGTCTGTCGCCGAGGTCAACTCGACGGCTTTCCTGCGGGGAAAGAAGGGCAAGTGGCGGCGGGTCGACCACTTGAGGAGGGGTACAGCGTTGACTGATTACGACGGAATGCAGCATCTCGCGGCTGCGGTTAGGGGTTCCGTGCGATGGACGGACGCGTTTGTGCGCGCCCGTATCGGTCAACGCTGGGGGTTTCTCCCCTCGCAGCTAAAGCTGCACCCCCAGTCGTTCGCTGCCTTCCAGAGGCAGTGGTCGATGGGCAGATTGCATACGGATCTGCCGAGTCTTAAACCCGATGTTCGTGACATCGGTCTGGTGATGGCTCGGGGGCAACCGGAAGAGGATGAGATAGCGGCACTCACGGGTCTCCTTTGGGAGAAGGGCCGTCCGGTTGGGGAGAAGAGGCCTGAGCGACCGTGCCACGGGAAGCTCAGGAAAACGTACAGGAAGCGCATGGTCGTAAGGACCTGGGGTGGCGGTGCTTTGAAGTACCTTTGCCACATCGCTTCTCTTAGCCTTCCTGTACGTGAGGAAAAGGAAGAGGTGTATTCTGTTCCTGCAGAC